GTGCAATCTGGTCAATTGGTTGTTCGATCATGACAGCTTCTTCTGTCTTAGTCACGTTCGCTTCCACGAGCTGGTCAGACGCATGGCAGAAAGCAACATGGAGCATCTCATGAACGAGAATCATCTCGGTATCATGGGCGATGTTCCTGCTGATGACGTCCGGGTTGCACACCATGATCTGAGCCATGCGTCTGGTCGTGTACCAGATGACTCTGCCATCGACGTAGGTACTGCTCATGTCGTCCGGGTTGACAACTACGGCCTCAATGAGCCAGTCAGCTACTCCGATCTTTGGTGCCCAGTAGGCGATCATCTCCGCAAGATCTTTTTCTTCCGCATGCACCCACTGCTTTACGCGTTTCATCATATCCCTATCCTCCAAACTTGTAGTAGATTAACATGGCCAGCCATACCGTGTTCATTGCGGTGATGAAGTAGGTCGCCCGCAGGCTCCACTTCTGCTGGATCGCTTTGTAGTAGTACAGGTTCCAGTATCCCCAGATTGTAAAGAAGAGCACGGCCAAGATACAGACGCCGGCCACGGACTTGTCGTGGTACGCCTGGAGGATGTGCATCACTATGAAGAACCCACCAGCGAACTCGAAGACGCTGTTGGCTCTATCGGCAAGGCTTCCATCCGCGTGCTCTTGCTTGGGCCCAGGCTGCGTCGATTCTGTCATCGTATTCCTTTCTAGTTATTGTCTCTGCTTGCAGATCGTAGTTGAGATCCCGCACTTCCCAGGGGACGGAGCTTCGCCGCGTCGCGTCCCCTTTACCTCCTGACCACTGTCCTTTCATAAAATCAGTCCTGTAACTTGATCGGGTACAGGGCGGTCGTGTCGAAGCGACTGTGCATCAAAAAGATTGCCTGCTGGGCCTTCTGATAATCAGCCTTGAGCATTTCGGCGAAGGTGTTGTAGCCGATCAGCGATCCGTTGATGATATAGTCCGAGGCCCAGTTAAGGGTGTGCCAGTGTCCGAAGAGATCGAGATCCGCCGTCTTGCCCTTGTTCCACTGGGCGATGGCTTTCTTCACTGGGATGTGGACCCCACCGACTCCACCGTTATACCGCAGGTTGTCGCCGTGGTGGCACCGAACATTGTGGCCGCAGACGTTGACCCAATTGAAGTAGCCGGTCGGAATCTGAAACTTTACTCTGGTCTCACCCTTCGCGGAGAAGTGGCTCATGAGCAGGTTGTAGATCATCCACTCATAGGACGTCTTCGTGCGGAGCTTGTAGAACGTCTTCTGCGTGATTCGGCTATGGTTGCCCACGCAGCACACCATTGTGATATTACGAACCACGCCGGCGTCCAGGAGGTTCTGAATGAGTCCGGTCAGCATGTTCAGCACTTCCAGCACGGCCTCAACCGGGGTCAGCTCGTTGGCTGTTTGCAGCTCTTCGTGAATCCAGCCGCTCATGAAGTCGCCGAGGGCTGCAACGACGAGGTGCTCAATGTCCGACTCACCTTTAAGGATGCCGATGATCTTCGTGGCATACTTCGTCAGCCGAGCTACGCGGTCTCGGGCGATGGCAACACTGAACTCGTTCAACCCGCAGATGGTTTCCGGGTCCACGGGCTCGTCAATATGCCAGTCGGAGATGACCAGGATAGGTACGGCCTGCGTGGTTCCCTTGTACGCCTGCACCTCCTGATTCTGCGGCACAATGAGGTTCTTCACGTCCTGATACTCGCGGAACACCATAAGCTCTTTTCTCACCTCTGCGAGCTGTTTGATGGACTCGCGGTAGAGCCGCTTGTGTTGGTCAGCCAGAACCTTCTGGGCCATGAGCTTCGATTCTGAGTCTACCTGCCCAGGGGCGAGGATCGCGTTTGACTTCTTGGCGATATGATAGACGGTCCCTCTGGACACGCCGTGTCGCTTTGCCAGCTCGGTGCGATTCACATCTGGCGTCGCCAACAGCTCCTTGGCAATACACTCTTTCTTCTTGCGTGATACTACAGACATGCGGTTCCTTTCCGTGCGGAGTACTTTGAAATTTCAATCCATGTATCCATTCGCTCGGCAACATACTTCACAGTGTCGCCGGCGTAGAATGTACTATCCAGGCTGTTCCAGGGACGTGGCACGAGCAAGCCAGCACCACCAGCGTTGGCCCATGCCTCGATGTTCTCCTGGCTGTCGTCAATGAGTAGATCGTTGAAGCCATGACAGAACTCGTGCTTGTTGATGTGAGTGGGCACCAGCCGGCGACGCAGTTCCGGAATATGTTCCGTGACCCACTGGGCCTTTCCCGTGTAGGAGCCGTCGTGATCCATTGGCTTGGTGAGGAGCATCGAATCAGCGGGGTCGAAGCGTTTCCAGACTTCCGCCAAGATCTCCTTGCCGTCCTCCATCCAGGGCAGGCCAGCCCAGAAGTCTGAGGTGCAGTGCTTGCTCGCTTCCTTCCAGTTGGTCCCGATCAGCGGGAAGATATCGAAGACGCGGCCCCATGACCACTCGTTGATGTCGTAGTCTGGATACTCCAAGACGTCGAGAATGCCGGTAATGAAGTCCGCGTAGACTCCATCACAGTCGAGATAGATCGTGTGACTTCTGCTCATGCCTTATCCCCTCACTCTAATAGGTCGGTCGTCAATCCAGTTGCCCATCACCATGCTGTCGAGGAGCACCTGAGAACTAGATAGTGCTTTGGATAAATGGGACAACCCACTGTCCTTGTCTATCTCAGTTCCTTCAATAGAGTCGGCAAGGTGACGAGTCGTGGCGTCGTAGTAGACACTGGCCCGGACTCCTGCCTTACGATAGTTGTGTCGGCCGTACTTCCGCCCACCTTCCATCATGCCCAGGGCCATCTCCATGACTACTCGCCAGGGCAAAACGTTGAAGGGTGTGGCCAGTTCGATGCTCACTGGCACCGTAAACCCAACCGTACCCACTGGCAGGTGTGTGCATGGGTCCACACAGTCCGGATACTTCTCGATGATCTCAGCGGCCTTGGTATTCAGTTCCGCGACATGCAGACCGTCACATCGAACTCGATCATCGTCCAGAAGATTCTCCAGCTCTGCGTGACGAAGAAGCATGATGCGTGCCATCCCTCTTGCCAAGTACAGCGTATCGTCGTTTGTTCCCTCCCAGAAATTCATGAGATGTGCGATAGCCGCGTCGAATTGTTTGGAGAACTTCACCTGCTTGCCCACGAGCTGGTCCAGCCCATCACTTACGAACTCTCGGGCGACGAGTGTCACGACCTGCGAACTGAGACAACTCATCGGCACCTTCTTAACACCGATGGCATCTTTGGGGTTGGTTGGTTTTACTTCCGGCACGGTTTACCTCCATCAAGTTTTTCACGACGTTTCTTCTCCTGTAGGATCAGTCGCCCTAGCTGGAGCTGAGCTTTGCGGGCACCCTTCAACCCAAGGGTAGCCATTAGCTGACGATAGACTTTCTCCGCAGCGTTGTCAATGGTGACATTGTTCGCCTTCATGAGTCTCTCTCCTCTTGGCGTGATTAGGTTACGGCCTCCTTGACAGCTTTGGCCAGTGCGGCTATCGCTCCTCCAGCGATGCCGAGGGTGATGATGCCGGCCAACAGCGTGATGACTCTGGTGCCGACTGCTTCTGTTCTTTGACGCAACGATCTAAGGAAGTGCATGTCACTCTGCACGGCAATCGGGTCCGATAACTCGAACCCAAGCTTTGTTAGGGTACAGGTCACTGCCGCGTCTATCTCTTTGAGCCTTACATCATCCATGCTGACATCCTCATCGTTCAAAAGCGTTCAATCATATCCTTAGATTGTACTACTTTTTGGCATAGGTGTCAAGGTATTTTTAGATTAGGCGAACACTAGAACACCAAAAGCGTCTTCGGGGCCGGTAGGACTATCAATCGTCAGTAGAACTTCATCTACGGAAGAGCTGTCAAGATGTCGCACCTCAACAATGTCCGCCGCAGTGACCCCAGTAAGGTTGCCAGTAAGGTTGCCAGTAGCGATAACCTGGGCCCAGCCTCCGGCATTGATTCTGGCCTCGACATCGCCAGCCAAGGCAACGCCCAAAGAGAATGCGTACGTCCCGGTGTCTGGTGCCGTCCACGAGCTGCTCACTCCTGACGGGCTGAGTACGCCAAGCCACTCGTCGTCATCATAAGCTGACGCGGCTACTGCGGCCTCCCACATCACCTCCTGGAGGGCCCCGTAGTCCACTGCGGAGAACGTGTGAATGGTGTCCACGGCCATCTTCAACGTAGTTGGCAGTCCATCCAAGTAGCGAAGGATCTTCACGAACGCCATAGTCAGTGAGGCGGTGCCGGCGTTCCAGGCTCCAGTGTGGACTAGACTGGACCCATCATATAGCTTGAGCCGGTACTTCGTGGAATTGTTGGCTGGGAAATCGCCGTTAATGGTAGAAGCATCCGTACTGTATTGAGAATCCTCATCTTCTATTCTGTAGTCCCTGCGATTGAATGTCACGGTGACGTCACTGGTGATGGTGACACTTGCCGGATAGCCACTACTATTCCACTCGACAAATGTCGGCGGGTACGGGCGTCTCTCTCGGTAGTCCATATCAACTGATAGAGCCGTGATGCCGGCGTCACTCTCCGCAATCTGATTGCCGGTCAGGTCGAACGGCAACAGTTTAAGATCCACGTTGTAGCTAGGATCGAAGGCTTGGTCAGTTAACCTGCCGCCCGTTGCCAGGAACCACACTGGATCAGCGTTAGCGTGAGCTGCCTGGGCGGTGTCGCATAGCCCACGGTAGCATCCGCTGAACCGCAACCCACCAGTGATCTCGGCCACCGAAGTGAACGACAAAAGCTCGTCTCCAATCATAAACAGGTTGACCAAGTTGGCCCCGATATCGGCGGCTGTTGCTGCCTGTACAACCTCTGTGATGTTCATGTCCGTAGTTATGTCAATGACCGTATCGTCATTATCGACACCTCCATCAAGCTCACCGGTCCAAGTTGACCCTGAGTTAGAGCCAGCCGTGTAGTAGATACCGGACGGAGTGCCAGAACCATTCCGCTGCCGGATCTCGTAGCCGGATTCGCCTCGGCCAGTGGCGTCAGCCGCAACCCATATCCTACCTTCGGAGTATGCCGTATCTCTTCGAGCAATCGCGTACGGCTGCTCGAACGCTAACTGGTCCGTGGCCGGGTACGGGATAAGGTTGCGAGGTGGGATCACCCACTTAGTGACATCTGAGTCGGCGAACGACGCGGCCCGCCATGAGAACACATCCTGCACAGCATCGACAGTGATCTCCGGACTCTCCGGGCTTCCAGTGTCGATCTTCGTTATCCGGAACGGCTGGTCTGCCACGACGAAGTTGGCGAACTCCCAGGAAAACTTAAACACCTCACCAACATATGAATTCCAAAACGTTCGGTTGACCTTCATCCTCAGCTTTGCGAACGGGTAGCTGCTCGATCGGATCTCACGCCATGCAAGCTTGTTCGCGAGAGCGTCATCACGCACACCGATGTAGGTGAAAATGACCGGCACCCTTCGACCCTGGATCTTCATGTTCGCGGAGTCGTGTGCTGGAGCATAGCCGTCAGCATAGTCATTCGCCCGTCGCTTGTACATAATGCGGACAACATTGATCGTGCCTTCCCAGCTACCCCGTGAGAAGTCCATCAGCTCAGTGACATTGGAGGTGTCCGCCTCTTTCAAACCAACCAAAGAATAGCCGTCACGAATTAGTTCGCACTTCCACTTTCCGGTAGAGGCATCGATTCGGAAGTGACCATCGATCTGCTTCTCGACCTCTTTAAGAATGTCCTTGGCGTCCTTCTGGGTCGCCAAAATGAACGACATTCCATTACCTTCGGAGTACAGCGTTGCGGCCGCAGCCGAGAAGCTGGTGGTGTCAATGTCACCTGTTGGGTATCCGTAGCCCCAACTTGTGTCCGTGAAGATTTCATAACCGATCTCCATCGGGTTACAGTCTGCTCCATTCACCACGGAGCCAGTGCCAAGCCCAGTGGGGATGCGTTGGATCTCGAACGACCACGCCTTGATCGATGTTGACTTGCCGACGTAGCCATGTTCCAGAACACCGTAGCACATATTCCTATACGCGGGACATGGGCTCTGCTTGGTCTCCAGGTATGCGTTCTTGGCTTGCGTCTTGCTTCCGGTGTGGAAATTGAAAGTGCCAATCACATCGTTGCCGTTAATCTCAATTGGACCGTCTGTGGCCTGCGTCCCGGACCAAACCAGCTCATCACCAACATACACGGCCTTGAGAACAGCCGGCCCGTGGCAGATGCCGAACTGAATGCCCACGTAGTAGGTATGGCCCGTCGTCACCTTCTCGGTCTTGAAGAAGTTTATCTTGATCTTTTTCTCAATCGCGTAGGTGCTAAGGTCGCCGTACCATATGACGTTTGGTCCCTTCACCAGATCCGTTCCCCAATTCAGCGGAAGGATTCGACCCTCAGTGGCCGTAGGAAAACTGAAGTCATTCAGCGACGCCGGCCGAGCGTTCTCGATATCCGGATCTGGAGTCAGTAGCTGGCTAAGGGCGAACGTTGCAACCCACAGAAATAGCGTGAAGAAGAAGGCCATTGTTAGAGTCCAGTTATAAAAATGTTCTTGGTTGGTACGTAGGGACAACCGCCGAAGTTTATCTCATCGAAGAACTTGGCGGCACACGTCGCTATGGTGTGATCGCATCCGGCGTACACCGTGACATTGTTACCGAGCACATCTTCATGGAACGGCAGCACTAGAACCAGATCGTCACCATCCTGCTCCAGGATGAGTCGGTAGTCGAGAATGCCGTAGGCCAGATACCCACCGGTGGACCAGCCGTCACCCTTCGCAGCCGTCAGCCCGGCTACAGTCACCACGTTGCTGGTAATGGCCGTCACAGCGTCCTCAAACGAAAAGCTCCCGGCCGATACCTTGCAGTCCGGGTCGAATAGAACATTGTTGCACGCGGCCTGGAAGGTCCGCTCTGGGATCTCCTTCTTGAACGCGTCAGTCAGCGGGACGATAGATAGTGCCGACTTCGCAGCATTCTCAGTAAAGGCTACGGATCGAACCACGCCCTTATAGATGACCTGGACGTCCGTGTCGTCTGCTCGGTGCCAAGTCTGGATCGTGAGGGTCGCTGTTTGGCCCGGAGCGATGTTGGTGAATTTCAGTGGGAACGTGTGATCCCCAGGGAGCGAGATCTCCAGGTACTCCTGGCCGGTTGAGATGTTGCCGCGACTGATCGAGGTTCGATAGAAGTTGTCCCCCAGGTAGCTGACGACCTCTTCGATAGAGTTGTGCATCCGGTAGATGGAGTTGCCCATCGCGAGAGTGTAGATCTCGATTCGGCTACCACTTGCCTGTGATAGTTCCAGGGCTTCAAATGACATTACTCATCGACCTCCTTAATCGGAACGACGCACTTACTCTGTCCTAATGCATTATAGTGTACAACGACGATGTCGTCAACATCAAATCTGACTTTTTCCAAGAATTCTATCCGCTCAATATCACTGGGCTCGTACGTCGCCGGCCAGGAATCGTTCAGAGTAAGTTGCTCAACCGCCGAACTCACCTCCGCACTGTTCTGGATCGTCCTGGTCAGCATGGTTCCGTCCGTGAGGACCACGCGAACCACCTGCTTGGGCCAACGCTGACGTGCGTTCACTGTATAGCCAATGTTCGCCATAGTTATGGAGAACGTCCCTATTGCCATGTCCAGCGTCGGAACGATGTCCTTCGAGAATGTCGGGATGTAGAATGACACCTGCTTACCTTGCAGGTAGTGGATGAGCTTCCGCAGCTTCCACAGCTCTTCCCGAGTGTTCGTCTTGAAGCCCTTCTTACTCTGACGCTTGTTGTGTTCCCACGCCGACACCGGCCTGCGAACCCCGGTGAGGTTGTCGAGGACAGCTACCTTGGTACGTAATGCCTCTGTGAGCTGTCCACCGACGATGAGGTTCGGGTCGTCCAAGAACAAGTCGCCGTCGTAGGTGCTCCATCCGGAGGCATCCGCGATATCATTGTCCGTGGGGTCCACGTGGAGTCTAAGGTTGAAGTCCTGATCGTTGTACGGCTTCTTGAGTGACGCACTGGAGGCCTCGATGTACGCGGTCATGAGTGGCATCACTTGAGCTTTCGTCGTGTAGTTGAAGCTCAGGGCCGACTCGAACGTCAGCGTCGTCGCTGTCATCGACTCGATCTTCAACGCATCGTAGGTGTACTGATCTTCTAAGACAACGGCATACCCACCGACATAGAAGTTAGCATAGTCCGTGGTGTTGACCGTGACAGTGACATCATCCACCACACCCGCCACAACCATGAACGCCGGCTCGTGCCATGCCGGGACCGCAACCACTCTGGACTGCCGGTCGAAGAGTATCATCTCGATGGCCCTGCGGTTCTTGCGGAATGTAGCCTCGAACAGTCCACGAGGATACTGACGATTCTGTATCCTCTGCTCTTCTCCGCTCACGGCTTCAACGATTTTCGTGTCGAAGATGAGGTGCTCGCGGAAGGGAGCCTCCGGCCGAATCGGGAGCAGTACGATACGAGAACCTATAATCGTTACAACGTACTCCTCGCCAGTGGAGAGCACGAACGTGTACGTACTGTTGATTGTCAAGCCACCACTCCGTAGCACAGTGATGGTGAAGGGCACGCCGTCCTGCGAGTCTATGGTGAACGGCACGGCCGGCACGCCTGAGATCTTAACTCCAGTGTCGAGATTGTTAATCACCGATGTCACCGTGATCGAATTCTTGCGATCCGCGTTGTATAGTTCACCGAGAATCGTCTGGTCAGAGATGACGTTACCCATATCCTGCACGAGACGCGGGAGCAGGTGTGCATGCTCAAACCACGGAGTCTCGACACCGTCAACAATACCGGCACCGTCGTGCTTGTCCTGATCCATCGGAGTCTTTACCACTCGCTGAGATGATCCCAAGCCCAGAGGGGTGGCCATGATCTGCGGCAACGAGTTATCCCACAGGCTGATCGAGCCCTGGTTGCAGTCACTGTTCTGGCCCGGCTGAATGAGCGTTAGCGGTCCTGGAACGATCGTGCCTAGTTGGTTGATGTTGGAGATGGCCGGAGCTACTCCAACTGACCCAACCCCGGTGACGGCCGTTTCCAAAAACTGATTGATGCTGGGAACGACCACAACCGACCCCGCACCGGAGAGGGAAACTTCTAAGTCAGTGGCCCCAACCTCACCCCAAATCTCAAACATTGCGTCGAAAGAGTACCCGGTCCAGCTACCCCCACCATTTAGTGATTGCAACAACCTACCATCGGAATAGACATTTGGACCAATACGAATATAGGCGGCTGGAGAAGCAGAGGTAGGGCTGAGGGAACGTATCCCGACCCAGTAGTACGTAGCCGCAGAAAGTGCGACCGGAGAAGCCCACGTCGCAGTGTACCATGCTCCTGCGGGTGACGTTGTAACTCCCGTTGGGTCGAAAGCGTAAGCGGTTATCACCGCCGTGGGAGTAGAAATTCCGGAAGCACTCCACAGCGATATCTCAAAGTTGAATGTGGGGGCGACGTTAGCTCTATACACTAGCAACTTTACGAAGGGACAAGAAAAGGCACCTACGGTCTTGAACGAATTTCCGATCAACCGCGTATCGACATTGACGTTTCCTTGTGTACTGTCGCCAGTATTGTTGTAAATCTGTAAGGTAGCGGCCATAATATCAATCCAGTTTGCAGAGACAGGCACCTATGATGAATTGAATCTGTGTGCCAGCGATTACGCTGATGTTGTCCAGACTCAACTCCGCGAATGACACACTGGCTATCAGATTGCCACCGGTCAGGGCATCCCAAAATCCAACGTGAGTAATGGTTCCTTGATTCCCGGTGGACGCGTCAAAGGTGATTGCAGCGTCGTTGGACACTTCCTGTAGATCAACACCAACAGCGGTCAGAGTCCACGCTCCATAGGCCTTTCGCGTATACCCCAGGCCGACAGGCTCGGTGACGGCGGTCTCGCTCCCGGCTGTGCCATAGCCGACGTAGATTGTCTTGGTAGTGAACAAATAGTTGAGCAGAAAGTTCTCTGTGTAGGTAGCGAAGCTCATTATACATCCTTCCGGTAGATGATACCCATGTTCCAAGTCTCTTGATTGGTGTTGACTGTCTTCGACTTCCTAACACCGGGGAATGCTACCCACGTGGCAGCTCCAACAGTCAACTCTTCGGCCGGGTCGATCCCATGCAGGTGGATGTGTCCAACGTTTGCCATCCGTCCAAGGTAGTACCAGCCGTTTGGCGGATAGGAGTCGGAGCTATCGGTATAAAATACCTCGAACGGAATGATCGGGATAAAGCCGTTCGACTTGTCAGGCAGCAAGTGACCGAACTGGGATAGAGCGTTGCTGGCACGGCATCCACCAACAATTCGGATTCGTTCTACTCCCGCAGTATCATCATATAGCAGGTTGGATATGGGTGCAGCACAGACACCCCACTTGCCCCCGGCAGGCTGATCCGGCAAGCCCTCGCAATGAAGTGTAGCCGCAGTCCGCACGCTGTACCCGTAGTAGTGCGTCGTAGCAACATGATTGCCGTCTAGCATCAACGAATGCGGATAAGATGCGGGTTGTCCCAAGATGACTCCGCCATGCTGTGCGTTCCAGTGATGACCGTACGCGAATGCTCCACCTACCCATGTGCCAACTTTCTGCACCGAGCCAAACCCGAAGTGTCGGTAAAGCCCAGGGGCGAACTCCAGCACGACGTGAAGGGCGTACGGATCAGTGTATGCGAAGAAGTAGTGCGACGTGTACGGCCCAGCACCTATGTCGTTGACATTGCGGCCTGAGTAGATTTGGGCTATGTTGGTATTGCCGTTCCCGCTATCGTTGGCCTGAGTCCACGGAGTCTGTGCCGAGGCACCTGCGTAGCCGAGAGCCTGATATACCGCTAGGTTGTTTGCTGAATCCCAGTAGAACGTGACATATAGGTTGTCAGTGGGTCGGCTGATCGACAGGAATCGGTTGCTGCCGTCATAGTTATCTACAACGAATCCGTTTGCAGCCGCGAACACCTGCAACTTGTTCATAAGATCAGTCTGGTTGGAGGCTGCTCCAGCTTGATACGCCATATCAATCTTCCTTTATGCAGAAGAAGTAGTTCCTGTTTGCCTTATTACAGTTTTGGAAGCATCTGTACACGCTTGTCCCGATATAGATTCTGTCTTCGGAGTCAATGGCTCCGTCGGGGTTAAACGTAAACACTCCAATCAAGTTCCCGTATATCCTGTTATTGGCCAGATGTGACAAGGTTGCAGGAATCAAGATGTACTCATCATTGATCCGCTTCAATGCATCGAATCCCGCAGCGATGGACGTCGCAGTGCCAAACATCCATTGCCAGTTAACGTAGTACTCGTCGTACCACCCATTGGCACCGGCCGGCACCGGCCACTCACACCCACCCGCTGGAGCTATCTTGACATCAGCGTCGTAGTAGGAGGGGTTGCCCCTATACAGATACCAGTTGCGAATCACCAGCATAGTACCGTCTGGACTCCGGAGATATCCAGGTCCATCATCACTGGGGCCTGCGGAGCCAGGATTCGTCATACCTGCATAATCCACGCCAGCATAGTTGTACGGCACTTCCTCAGCCGAGCAGCCGAGAATTACCTGCGGATAACTGTACTCCGTAGCGTTTAGGAACTTGTCAATCCCACCGATGTAGAAATTCGGGTAGACCGATCCGACCTTGAACGCTCCGCATATCCTGTCGTCATCAACCGCGATCCAGTACGTGATCGTCGCAGGAGATGCACCGCCAGAGAGCGGCGTGTATGTCTCAGGATAGCTGAGGGCTCCGGGGTGCTGATCCCAGGGCATCACGTCCGAGGAGAAGCCCGTGAAGCCGTTCCACTCCAATAGGTACGCAGCATCAGGAGTTGACTGCGTGAAGGCCCTACAGCCGAGGTACTGGTCCGAGCCGGTGTTGTGTAGCATGAGGTACTTCACCTCTGACGGATGAGTCGCCCATGTCACTGTCACTGTCAACCCACTGCCAGTGCCTCCCGACGTTGCGGCCGGGTTGCTCGGCGTGGTCTTGTAGTCGCCATCATCGTACACCGATATCGCAGTCGGAACGCCGCTGGATACCGTGTCAATCTTCACTACCGTCGCGGCTGCGAATGCACCACCAACCACAGTGACGTAGTCGCCTGCCAAGTAACCTGTGCCGGCCACAGCAATGGCGACCGCCGAAGCAGCGTCCGACTCCCAATCAATCAGCGTCTCCCACGCAGTGTCCGTGTACGT